TTTTTAAATTGCTCAAGATACTCTTCATCTTCTTCAAAAAGATGTACTAAAGCGTAATCGTAATCTGTAAATCTCTGTACTTCTTCAAAAATACTTTTAGGACTCTCGTGTGCTATTTTTATCATCTAATAAACTTAAATCAGGTTTTAAACTTGTTAATTCTTCTGAAAGAGTTTTAATTGCTGCATCTAATTGTTTGATTTGAGCTGCTTCTTTCATATCCTCTACAGCTTGTTTAGCTATAGATAATGGAACCATATCCATTTTATGTATATCTATGTAAATCTTATGATCATCTAAATTAATCATTGAAAAACTTTTTAAGGTTAGGTCTAAAGTAATTAATACTTTTCATTACTTTTCTATCTCTAGATCTGTAAACGATGAATCTGTCATTAACTTTTTCATAATGACACGGCTCACCCTGCTCTTCAGCTCGTACGGAGACAGTGCGTACGGCTTCTTCCTCAGTTTCACAAGACTTTGACATATTGCTTGCTTGTACTTCTTGATATGCTGGCCATATCTTATCCTTAAGGCCGTGTAGCATAACACCGTTCCCAAGGGAAACATAAGTAATATCACACAAAGCATCCAAAACTTCCACGATGTCTCCGTTTTCGCAAGCTTGTCGATATTCCTCCAGTTCTTCGAGTATAAAGTCATATACGAACTTCCACTCTTTCTGTTCGATAGGTATTGTCGGTTCATAATTATTAGGTTTACCGAATGTTTCGTTAAATATTTCTACTTCTGATACAAACGGTACATAAGAATCTACCGTTTGACTATCTAATTCTGGAAATAATGATAATTGTTTACTCATTGTCTTTCATTCTTTGCCACCAATCTGTTTTATTGATGAGTTGTTTTTCTTTTCTATCTACCCAATCGTCTAGGTGATCATGTATACCTCGATCCCAATCATCTTGATATCTGACGATATCATCTTCACCGAAGTACTCCCCAGTTTGTACTTCTACAAATTGTACTGGTTTATCAGTTTTATTCCAAGCTCTATGCTTGCTACAACAAGGTATGGTTATAGATTCACCAGGTTTATCTAGAGTGTATTCATCACCATCTCTAATGACAGTTAACTCTCCTTTTACTAGAGTCCATTGCTCTTGTCTCTTTTCATGAGACTGGTATGATAATCTTTTACCTGGAGCTACAGTTATAAGTTTAACCTTAGTAAAGTCAGTATCTAATAATACGTCATAACAACCCCAAGGTCTTTCATCATGCTCTAATGCTTGCATATACTTGCTAATTCTATATTTTTGTAAAACTCTGCTTTAGCGGAATCTTCATTTAAGAAAGCTCCTGATAATTTAGCTGTTTGCATTGAAGCACCGTGATGCTTAACACCTCTACAACTAACACAGTTATGAGTAGCAGATATACAGACGGCAACTCCTAAATTACCTTCACATATCTTATCTACTGCATTATGAATAGCAACAGTTAACTGCTCTTGAATAGCTCCTCTTCTTCCAAACTGTTCTACTATTCGATTAAGTTTAGATAAACCTACTACTTTACCAGATTCTGAAGCAATATAAGCAATACTTACTTTCCCTCCAATAGTCTGGTGGTGATGTGAACACATCGATTGAACAGGTATATTAGACTCTTGAACGATACCGTCATACCCGTCAGAAGGAAATGCAGTAATCTTATCTAAAGGATTATATCTACCTGCCCATAAATCGTTTACATAAGCTTTTGCTACTCTGAAAGGAGTATCAGAAGAATTAGGGTCATTTTTATAATCACACCCTAACGCAGTTAAAAAGTCAGCATACGCTGAAGCTGCTCTTTCTATGATAACTTGCTTCTCATGATCAGTAAGTCTAGCTTCTGGTCCTTCTAATTTTTGCTTTTCTGCTAATTGAGTTGAAATACCGTTAGCAAACCCGGCTTGAACTAATTCTGTTCCTTCTATAAACTTTTTAGGCATAATCTATTTTTGTTTTTATTGTGGTTCTACGACACATTTATTATAATATAAGAAATTCTAATCAATTATCCAAATAATCTTGAATAGTTTTTGAATCTATTCTTTCCCAAGGGTAAACTACCCAATCGGTCGATTCAAGCCAGTTGCAGAAAAGGTCTGGTGTAGTTATTGTTGTATTTCTAACATCTAATGTAGCAACTGTGTAACCGTCTTTTTTGTAGCGTTTTAATGTTTGACCAGAATCAGAGATATCGTCTACAATTAGAATTCTTCTTTTATTTTCTATTTTGTCTTCTTCTTCTAACTTCTCTAAATGATCTATAGTCATATGTTTAACACTAGCTCTATGAGAAATCATTACTGCTAATACTAAACCTCCTCTGGGTATACCTACTACATAATCTATACCTACTAGTTTAGATGTAATAATATTAGCCCCTCTTTCTACATCCTTCCAAGATGTATAAATTTTCTTTATTTCTCCCATGTATGATTTAATGTCCAATTGCCAATAGAGTAATCTGCTTTATTAGAGGTTCCTACTGATTCTAGAACTTCTTTTAGGTAGTCCCATTGCGCTGGTGTTATGTTGTAGTGGTGTACTCCGGAAACAAATCCTCTAAGCCAATCCACAAATTCTTTTTCATTCATTTTCTAAATAATCTTTTAATTTATCAATTAATACTAGAACCTCTTCAGGTTCCATAGTAATGGCACAGCAGGTATTAACATTCTCTGCAATCTCTTCTAAAACCTCAATTGCTTCCTCTCTAGACACAACGCTCAGTATCAAATGCCATAATATGAGATCGACCTGTAAATCTCCATCCTCTATCTCTGACAAAATTCATTACTATAGGGTAAGATTCCATTAGAGCTTCTCTAGTATCACCTGCAGGCATTGCCCATACTTTATTGTCTGGTATGTTACATTCTTTTAAAAAATCTTCTACTTCGGGCACCATGGATAATTCTTTATCCAGAACAGGTTTAATATGAAAGTCATCATGATATTCGATTGACTGTTTAATAGCGTCTACGTTAACTCTATACTTATTATGTCTATCGATCATTTTTTGATCTGTTACAGCTCCTTGAGGTGTTAGAACTCCAAGAGCAGGTACACTGTTGCTAAATTTAGGACTAATACTAAGAAGATTGATAGGGTAATCAGTAGCAAGAAAGTGTGACCCTTCTGTTTCAATAGTAATAAAAATACCTCTTTCGTTAGCTAAATGTGTTAACTCATTCACTAAAGCAGGATGCATAGTAGGAGAACCTCCCGTTAACATCATTTCTTTAATATGAGGATTAGCATCGTACATATCAATAATATCTTGGAAACAGTAAGTTCCTTTTTCAGGATGAATACTTGTATACCAGGAATCACACCATCCTCCTTCTCCAAACCAACATCTATGTGTACATCCTGATGTTCTAACTACGATAGTAGGGTATCCAGCTCTACTACCTTCTGATTGTACTGCAGTATATAGTTCTAAAACTCCTAGAGTTTTTTGATAATCTTCAATTCTTTTTAATTTCTTAAGGGACATATATTGCGTTATTTTTATCGTGTTCTCTAAATTCTACTTTAACGATAGATACTCTACCGTCAGTTTCTTCCTGTATAAAAGGATTAACTTTATCGTAAACAAATTGAGCAAATCTTTCTGCACCTACTGCAGGTATTACTCTTACTTGAGCTACTCCAGCTTCGTTCATTTTTAAGAATGACTCTTTGTATGGATCATCCTCTGCAACTACAAAGGTATGATCAAACATATAATCAAACCAAGCTTTTGGAGACATACCGTCAATTGTACCTTTAGCTCTTTTCATACCGCCAAAGTCCCATACCCAGTTTCTCTCGTCTAATTCTCCTTGAAAATAAAGTTTAAATGATACTCCATACCCATGTAAGTATTTACAATGAGTAGTTTCTGCTTTCCATTGACGGAAAACTGTGGAGTATCCGTCAAATACTTTTGTTGAAATAAATCTTCCCATAACTATACTAATTCTTCAATTATACCTACTACCTCTGATGCTACAAGTACACCTGCAGCCCAAAATAAATCAAAAGGAATAAGTACATATCCTAATATACGAATTCCTGATTTAATAAACGACACAGTTTGATGTTTTTTTGCGTCGGGGTATTTTTTCTCTAAAGTGATTGGCTTAAAAGAGTAGTCTTGGCTAACTTCTCTTGACTCACGATTCATTAAGAAATCGTTAATTTCCTTTTCGGTTGTATTATTTGTCATATTCGTGTTTTTAAAGTGGTGCTACGACACTATTGTCTATAAATATTAATATAAGAAAAAATCTTATAATAAGCAACTTTTTAGATGACCGAGACAGGACTCGAACCTGCGACCTCTCTACCCCTTTTGCTTTTCACGATCGTATATATTACAAGTCTCACTTCACGTTAAAGCTCAACTCCGCGCCAGGTTAAGGTAGAGTGTTCTTCCTACTGAACTACTCGGCATGGTGGGTTAGGCTGCGTATTCAGCCAACAACTTCTCTACATGAGCTTTTGCAACTTCATAATCCACTGGTCCAGTTTCGTCCTCGTATTGAACGGGATCTTTTCTGCCAAGATTAATAAAAGCCTCAATCCTCTCCACACTAGAAGCAGACTTATAATCAGAATTTCCAGAAGGATATGGCTTGTAAGAAGTATTAGTTCTCTTGTATACCTCGTCAAACTCAATACCCAACTCACTAACCAATTTTTCTCCATCTTTCAAAATTCCTAATTTATCTGTCTCTAGATAAGGTGTAAAGTAGCCTACTTTGTCTGCTTCCCAGTTACCCATTCTGAAAGCAGCATCATCTGCATCTCTAAATTCTTGTCTACAGTCTGGGTAGATTGCATGATCACCAGCGTGAATACCTAAAGCAATATCAGTATCATTTCCATTAGCGTTAGCAGCAGAGAGAGCAACTGCTTGAACTAAAGAAGCAAATATCTTATTTCTATTCGGTACTACGGTAGCTTTCATATTATCTTCCTCATAATGTCCTTCAGGTACATCTTCACCGCCTTGAACAAGATTAGAATTTAACAGATTAACTAAACCATCTAATTTAATAACTTGATATGTGATACTCTGACCATTAGCGTTTAAGTAATCAACTAATGCTTGAGCTCTTTCAAGTTCCACTCTATGCTTTTGACCGTAATCAAAAGATAAAGCTGTTACATTATCGTACTCTGATAAACATCTGAGCAGTAAGGTAGAGGAGTCCATCCCTCCAGATAAAGACACTACGACATTTTTTGCCATGATAAATATAATTATTAAATTTGCCAGGTATTATTAAGCGTATAGGCTAACGCTATACTTCCGTAATTGAAAGTAATTCATTTTTAATATCGCTATATCTCTGTATATACGATTTAGCTGAAGGAAAAGTTTTATCTTGATTTAACAATTCTTCTGCTATAACTCTTAAAGCACTACCAAATCTACTTGGATAACAAATAGTCTTGATATACTTAGTTTTGTTTTCTCCTTTGACTACGTTTTCATATACTGTGTATCCTCCTGTAGAAGAACGAGTAATAAAAAACGGACCAAAAGCATCATCTGTGATAACTGTATCACTGTTTGGAATTGAATCTGGTTTACGTAACATTTATATAACTATTTAATTTAAAATTAATTCTTTTAAGGTATTTTCCTGTAATAGTCCTGTCTTTTTAACTTCTTCGTTGTCCTTAATCACAACTGTCATAGGAATGGACCTTACTTTATATTCAGCAGCTAATCCTGATGTATCTTTATCTACATCTATTTCTACGAACTCTACCTCTTCTTTTAATTCATCAGCAACTTTATCCCATATCTTGCTGTACATCTTACAGGGACCGCACCATTCTGCGTAAAATTTTATAGCTTTAACCATAATATAATATAATAAAAATTATTCAAAAATGCAACTTTACTTTACTGTATTTCCATCGACTGCGATTTCATGCCAGTATACTCTTCCTTCCTCTATTGCTTTCTTAATATTCTTTTGTTTAGACATTAAAAAAGAAGAACCGCTTTTAACCTCAATTATGTGTACTGCACATTTAGTTTTACTTTTAGTATCTGTAAAAGCTACATAATCTATAGGCATTCCTAAAAAAGTACAGTCTTCTGCAGGTACTGGGAAATCGGTCATAAAGGGAACGAAATGTTCTATAGTTTTACCCCATTGGACTGCTCCAGATCTTCTCTTTGCATCAATTTTAATTAATCCTTTCTCTACTTCAAAGTCTTCTTTTAGTTTTTTTATTTTTAGAGTATAAAAGATAACTACTCCTACTAGGATTAATCCTAAAACAATTGATAATACCATAATTTAATTTTAACCGTCGCAGCTCAAACAGTCAGTAGACGTTCTACTTCCTATATCACCATTAATAACTGAATCTGTTCTTAAATAATATAAAGTTTTAACACCAAGTCTCCATGCAGTCATATGCACTTCATTAATAAACTTAGGACTGTCTGTTGGATCGAAAGCTAAGTTAAGTGACTGAGTTTGGTCTATATACTTTTGTCTAGCAGCAGCCTGTTCGACTAACTGTAGTTGGTTAATCTCTGCGAAAGTTAAGAAAATAGGTTTATCTTCTGCAGGCATAATATCTTCAGGTAGATTAGCAATAGATCCTCTATCTCTCATAATCTGATCCCACACTTCTTCTGTGTTTGCTCCCTTTTCTTCTAAATAAGCTTCTAAAGCACCATTTTTTCTAATAAATGTACCTTTAGCTGAATTAAAAGTGTAGATATTAGCAGGTATAGGTTCAATACCGGCAGATACACCACCAGCAATCGTACTATTTGAAACAGTAGGAGCGACTGCCATAACATGTGTGTTTCTCATACCTGTCCCTCTACACCATACCGGTTCTCCATATTCGTCTGCTAATTTTCTTGAAGCATTTTCAGCTTTTTGTCTAATATCTGAGAATATTTGATGAGTTAACGAAGTAGCAGCTATGGAAGCGAATGGGATTCTTTCATTTTGCAGGAAAGTATGCCATCCCAATACCCCTAAACCAATAGCTCTACCTTTTTTAGCACTTCTATGAGCTCTTACTAAAGACTCTCTTCCGGAAGTCTTAGCTAAAAACTCTTCTAAAACTCCATCTAAGAAGTAAATTGCAGTTTCTACTAAATCAGTATTTTTCCATTCGTGCCACTTAGTTAAATTTACTGAAGATAGGCAACAAATAAAACTGTGTTCTTCATCTGTGTGTAGAGTAATTTCACTACAGATATTCGTCATAGAAACATCTAAATTATTCTTCTTATAAGCAGGTGGATTTGCATTATTTACATTATCATGATACATGATATAAGGCTCTCCAGTTTCTACTCTAGATTTAAGTATTTTAACCCAAATTCTCATTGCCTCAGCGTCTCTATGCTCTAATCTTTGCATGAATGTATCATCCACTACAACACATTGATGAAGGTTTAGACACTGTCTATTTGGATCGCCTTTCGGTCTTCTAATCTCTAAATATTCTTCAATATCTGGGTGATTTATGTCAAGGTTAACAGAAGCTGCTCCTCTTCTCACTGCTCCTTGGTTAGTGGCAATGATAGTAGAATCATAAATCTTAGCCCAAGGTACAACACCTTCAGACTGCCCCATATTCCCATTACCGATCTTAGCTCCTCTTCCTCTAATCTTTGATAAACCTATACCAACTCCTCCACCTAAGGAAGTAAGCCTCATTAACTCAGCGTTAGTAAGGCCTATTCCTCTAATAGAATCCGGTGTGTCTATACCAAAACACGAAATCGGTAATCCTCTATCGGTACCTGTATTTGATAAGACAGGAGAGGCTAAGTTCAACCAACCTTTCCACATATAACGAAAAAATTTATTCGCTAAGTCAGGTCGGTCTAATCTTTGTGCTACTCTGTTAGCTACTCTTCTATATGCTAATTTTGGTGTTTCGTTTTCTAATAAGTACCCTTTAGAAATGGTTGCTAAAGAGACTTCGTTCATCCACTCAGGATAATCTTTCCCTGCCTCCCACTGGGAGTAATCTACTTGTAAGCTCATAACTATAAATTAAAACATTGCGTTAGCGTCCCACTCCATATGGCCTTTAGAGTAATTGGTTACCCTATTAGCAAAGAAATCTGTTTGTTGCTTACCGGCAATTACTGCATCAAACCATTTCATAGTTTTTAATGCACCTTTATCGATTTCTTCTGCAGGGATGATAGGCTTTAAACCTAAGTCTGCCATTTTTGTGTTAACTCTATGCTTTATAAAATTCTTTAATTCTTCTTTTGTAAGATTTTCTAAATCTCCTAATTCAAATACCTTATCAATAAAATCAAACTCTAACTTTAATGCTAGTTTTGCTGCTTCTTCAATTTCACTAACCAATTTATCAGTTTTAAACTCAGGGTGTTCCTTCATTAAAGTTCTGAATAACCAACATCCTGCTTCAGAATGTAGTGATTCATCTCTTACTGACCATTCAACTATCTGTCCTACACCTTTTAGCTTATTTCTCATTTTAAATGATAAAAGAACTGCAAAGGAAGAAAACAGATTTACACCTTCTGTAAAAGCTGAAAATATAGCTAATGATTTAGCTCTTTCATGCCAGTTAGGACTACCGTCGTGATTGTCTCGTCTCTTACATTCATTAACGCTTCAATTTTTGCCATAGTAGTTTCATCTTCCAAAAACTCGGCAAAATCATCTAAACCTAATTGTTCGTTTAGTAAAGAATATGCTTCTGCGTGAATAGTTTCGCTTGAACCCAAAGTAGTCCCCATCATAATAACTTCTGGTTTTCTAAACCATTTTGTTACTAAAGTTGACCAATAGTCGTTTACTATAGTTTCTGTTTGAGCAAAGCCCTTTAGAATCTGCCCAACTACATTTTTTTCGTGGTCTTTTAAATTACTTTTCCAGTCAGTTACGTCTTGTGACATTGGCACTTCAGTATGTAACCAGTGTGCTTGTTGTTGCTTTAGCCAGTAATCAAATGCTTTTGGGTATTCGAATGGTTTGTACACCACTCTTTCTTTAAGTAAACTCATATATCTTTATATATTAATAGGTTAATAAGACAGTAAATCCCCAAGAGGTAAGTCAATTTCTCTTGAGGACATCTTTAATAAATATTAGCATTATCCGTTATCTAAACGTTCAACACTAAAAAATTTCTTCGCCAATTCTTGGTGGGTAGAATTCACTCCGTTCTCATTCGGTAAATCTAAACTATCTAAGTCAGCCTTACCTTCGAATTCAATATGACCGTTGTTGGTATCCATTTTAACATTATATGTCATACCGTCTTGACCATATCGGTTTTTCATTACGTGAACTCTACCGGTTCCTAGGACTTTGTCCTCTTTCTGTCGCGAAAGAGACAGGCATATATCTGCAACCATCATTTTATCATAACTTCCTGCGGCCTTGTCTCCTTCAATGACAGAATCTTTAGCACCCATCCTATTTACCTGAGACGGTGTAAGAATAGGTATCTTAAGTTCTTTTGCTAAACCTTTAGTAGCAATAAATACATCATCTATCTCATCTTTTCTTTCTGAGAATTTACCTTTGGAAGGTGCTCTAAGATAATCTACATAATCTATAATTACTAAATCAGGTTTATGTTCCATATCTATACATTTCTGTATATGTGATTTTACTGTATTGACTGTAGCACTTTTAGGTGCGTATTCTTTTACAATCAACTTACCTTTAAGGTTATCTACATATTTTTGGACGTCTTTTCGGTGTTTATTAACTTCATCAATAGAGTATCCTGTAAAATAGCAGTCAAATCTTTTACCAACATAATCTTCCCCGAGTTCCAAAGTGTAATAATTGACCTTATACCCAAGCTTAACAGCATGAGCAGCAATAGCAACCATAGTCCACGACTTACCGCCACCAGGGTTACCAAATACAATAGCCAGGTCCCCAGGCCCAAATCCTCCTTGAATACCATCATTAAGGATAGGCCAAGGAGAAGGAATAGTAGGACGGTAGTCAGTTCTATAACGACTTTCCACATCTTTATTATATTCATGTCCTATATTTTTATCCATACCAGCTTTCATAGCTTTTTCTACTAGATTTCTTATTCCGTCAAAATCTCCCTGTTTAAGCAAATCCGCAGAATCTAAAATAGCTGATTTCATTTCTTGATTTTTACAGAAATTAGTAAACTCTTCCTGTACGTATTCTAAATCTTCTTGAGAAGCTTGATAAGAGTTTCTTAACTCCTCTTTCAATGCTACCTGAAGTACCTCATTCTCTACTTTTTGTAGTTCTACCTTAAGAACATCCATGGTAACAGTAGTATGGTACTTGTCAAAATACGAAGTAATTTGATTGATAATCCATTTATGTGAATCTGCATCAAAGTATCCATCTGTGAGTACATCTCTTACATTCAATAAGAATTTTTTATCTGTAAGTAATGAACCTAAAACTTTGAGTTGAAAACCTTTTCCGTACTGTTGTAAACTTTTTAATGTCATTTTATAACCGTTGTTAGACCCCTGAAATTTTCTAGCCAGCCTTCTGTATTTTTAGTAACACCTTCAATCTTATCTTGATCTAATAATCTTAAAAAGGCGCCTGTCTGTAAATCAGGTACTGGGCTCTTTATAATATCTAATATAGTATTTTTTTCGCTATTATCCAACACAGAATTGTGTAAATCCATTAATTGGTAATTTGTTAATACTCTATCCCAGTTGTGAATAATTTTAGCAAATATTTTCTTCGGTTTTTCACCGTCCATTTGAGTTTCACAATGATCCCATACATCGTTTATAGATGCTAACGGGTCGTAAGTAAAACTTTTCCATTCAGAAAGAATGGTTTTTATTCCTAATCCTTTAACTCCCGGTAAGTTATCAGAATTATCCCCAAGTAGAGCTTTTACTATGTTGTAGTTTTGAGGCAGTACTTTTATCTCCTCTAAAGCATTCTCATAATTAAAGGTCTTCTTTTTTACTGGGGCATAAATCTGAATATTCTTATCAATAAGTTGAAAGAAATCTTTGTCTGAAGAAACTATTGTTACTTTTTTGTTTGCCGACGATGCGTTTTTCGCTAAATATGCTATTATATCGTCTGCTTCTAGTTTCTCCATCCCTAATTGGTGTATAGGTAAGCATTCTAAATAATCTTTTGTTCTAAATAATTGTCCTATTAGAGCTTCTTGCTCTTCTTCTCTTGTATCGTATAAACCCCAATGAGTAATTCTTGCTGTAGCTCTTTGAGCTTTGTAATTAGGGTCTACATTCTGTCTGTTTCCGGAACCTCCTTTCCCATCCCAGACTACTATCACCCGAGTCGGGTCGAAGATCCTAGTTACATACCCTAACGAGCGAAGAAATCCCACCAGGCCTCCGATATGCGTGCCTGATGGGTTCATCGCCTTGAGCAATGAGAAGCTACGAATTAACATATTCATAGCATCAATGATCAGAATATGATCATTTAGCTCTCGGGGTGGGGTCTGCTTTAAGTTTTTTAGGATATCTTCGTACGCCATTAATCTAATAAATTAGGTGAAATTGGAGTTTCTTCTAAGTCACCTTCTTCGATTAGATCAAAATCTATAGAACCTACCAACTTTAACCAGTGATCTTTATGAGCATCTTTATACTTATCGATAGCTCTTTTATCATCCTCTATAAAACCGTGTTGAGTCATTACAATTCTACCTCTAGATTGTACTCCTCCGATATGGTTCTTCTCTACTTGAACGTTAGTACGTTTAGCAAATTCGACCTGCATACCGTTTTTAATAGCTTTAATTTTAGATGTACCTGGGTTGGTAATATTACCGAATGTAATGACTAAAGTTGCATCATACCACATAGACATACCTCCTTTATTCTGAAGTTTAGGCATACCCATTGGAGATTCTGGTTTCATGGTCCAGACTTTATTAATAGCAACTAACGTATTAGTATAAGGTGAGTTCTCTTTCCTAGATAATAGAATCTTTTGATTAAGATTATTACCGAATTGAGTAGACATTGCACCTGCATTCCATTCGTTATTGTTCTTATTAGATCTTACAGATAAATCACAAGGCACAGAACCAATACTATCCCAGAAGAAACACATATCAAAAGGTAAGTTACCTTTAGCTTGTTCATCCATAAGATCTGCAATATAGACTGCTACATCTTCAATAGTATTCAGAGTACCTCTATCGGCATATAAGAAATGCCCTTCGTAATCTGTAATGTTGCCATTTTCATCTTTAACCTCCTCAATTTGCAATCCCATCTCTTTTGCATGTTCCCAAGACCATTTCATCTCAGTAATAATAAAAACAGGCAGAATGCCCAATTTCTGGGCATTGACTGCTGCTTCTATAAGGGCTGTTGTTTTGCCCGTATCACTATGTCCACGCAATAGAGTGATATGTCCGGTAGGAATACCGGGTAAGGAAGTTATGTCTTGAAAGGCTTTAGATAATGGTATCCATCCTTGTTCCTTAAACTTTACGGAAGCGTTGGAAAAACCTTTCTTCTTTTTAAAATTTCCTAGATTAAACGACTTACGAACTGATTCGGTCGCTCTAGCTTTTACTTCTGCTTTCTTTTTTGCCATTTTTACTCATTAAATAGATCATCAAATTTACTAACTGTATCTTTATTGCCAGCAGTAGCTGTTTCTAAAGTAAAGTCAGTTTTTTGAGGACTAGAGCTTTCTGGCGTAGTTTCAGCACCTGCTGCCGGAGCATTCTCTTCTGCAGATCCTGGGTTTAAGTAATTCTGAAGTTGTTTCTTAATAAAATCGTAGTCGTACTCATTATGTACTTCTACAGGATTAGGTTGTTCTTTTAACCACTTATCAACTAAATCATTATTATCTGACAAAGGAGTTTGTTTAGGTTTGATTCTAACAGTAGTTTCCGGATAAGGGTTACCTTGTCTTTGTTCTACTACCATATCCCAACCGTTGATTACGTCTGTGAAGTCACCTACATCTTCGTCTTCTGCTAAAGCAAGTAAAGATTTATAAATAGTTACTCCAAATCCCCATAATCTTACACCTTTATCTTCTTCTCCTCTTACAATTACAGGAGCAAAGATTCTAGTTTTAGGGCTAATTTTACCAGATAGAGACCAGTTGTCTTTATCATTTGTCTTTCTAAGTTCTTTTACGAACTCTTCAATCGGGTCTTGCTTACCAAAGTTAGATAAAGCAACCATCGGGTATTTACCAATACCGTAGTGAAACTTTAACTCCTTAAAAGGAAAAGCAGGATCGAAAGCAGAAGGTACAATACGTACTGTTTGCTTTCCTAGTTCAGGTTTCCAAAAAATAGTGGAATAGTCAGTTTTTTCTCTTTGCTGACCGTTGTTGTTTAACGCGTCAAGTTTTGCGCGGATAGCATTTAAATCCATATAACTAATTTAAAAATTTATAACTTATTATACTAATATAAGAACTTATTTTCAGTTCTCCAACTCTATTATACGATAAAGTTTAGTATTTACTCTTTTTAATTCTGGGCCTTTAGTTAGGAGTATACAGTTTCTGTAGTCCTGCCAGTTCACTCTATAAGAAGTATCAAGAACTCCTCCGTTTATTTCCTTTATTAAGGTATTAAGAGCGTTTATAGTATAGAGGGTATTAGTTTCTTTTTTTCGGTGTACAAGAATGGTGTTCTCTAAAAATGTTGAGACATTGCCAAAATCAACATTGTAAGTACAGATGTATTCATTCTGACTTTTTGAATAAAGTACAAATATCTTATTATAAATTATCTTGTACCTTTCTTGTATTGAGTTTAGTACGTCTTCTAGACCTTCTTCGGTAGAAAACGTACAGAACAGTTTATTACTCATATCTTCGTTTAAATGTACTTCGTCGAAATCGTATTCGACTGAAAAATCTGTAACTGATTGCATTCTATTATAAATATGAAACTGTTCTACAAAACTAAATTTTTACTATACTTAAATTTAACTGGGTATTTCCCATCCTTTTCCAAGATTTCTTGAATCTCTTCTAAAGTATTTCTGCCATCCTCTTTGCTAAAATCAAATAAAATGGCATCGTATGTGTATAAAGCTACTTTAGTCTTTTTATCTTTAAGGTAGCGTAATACATCTTTTAATATAAGAATATTATTTGAGGTTTCCAACGATTGCATCATATAATTCATCAATTTCGCTGGATGCATGTCTTTTAACTCTTTGGTAAACTGTTTACCGGACTGTGGATTCCAAACAGATCCATCGTTGTTAAAGGTATTCCACATAGCATCAATATATTCCTGTATTTCCTTGAATATCTTTAAATCTTTATGCTCTTCAGGTATTTTACCGTAAATTGCTTGAAAGTTAATCTGCTTTGCTTTAGTATATTCTTCATCTGTTATTTCATCTTTACCAAAGTAAAGTTTTGCTAATTGCTTATGAGCTGATTCAGAGGTAAGTTCATAATCAATCTGCTCAGAAAGTAAACGCAAGTGATACCCGTCAAAATCAAACTCAACAAAGTAGTCGTTTTGAGGTCTGAAGGCTTTGCGATGCCTCTCCGTGTGAGGAATAGCAGCGAAATTAATACTATTATAAGAATTAGTGGGTCTAGATGTAGCATTATATAAATTGTATGAAGTTAGTGCTGTATTGTTATTAATGTTGTATAGTGGATCCCTTGGAGAGAACGCCTCTACAAAAGGTTCGTAATAAACTCCTAATCCATACTGCTCTACTAAGTAGAATACGTTAGTTGCAGTTTTATTATAAAAGTCAAATCCGTCTGGTATCTCTAATGATATTGTATCTTTAATAGAATCGTAAACTTTTTCACAGACTTCGTATAATTTAGATATAGGAATTAACTTATTTACGTGGGGAATATCTCTAAATCTGTTATAATAGTAATTTAAAGCTGAGTTGTTACGGTTTATCTCTAACTTATCAAACTTAACCATGCTATATAATAATGAAACATCTATAGCTTCCTGTAAATTAAAGTAGTATAACAGCTTCTTTTTATCTAATGTATACAGTTTACTACTCTTCAGTAATATGTCGTAGATACGTTTTTTATCTACATTTATACCTTCTTCATGATCTATAGGAATAATATAACCATGATCAGATTTTAGTAATCTAATATATACTGCTATAGGGGAGGTAAGTTTAGGATGATATAAGTCATGAGTAGGAATAACCTCTACATAACACCCTAATCTAATAAGATTTTCTAGATTAACTAACTTAGATTCTTCTTCTACTATATAAAACACTTACAAAACCTTTTTATTTAATATAGTAAAAAGGATTCAGAAAGGCAACTAGTAGTAGTTATTTTGTGAAATATCATTTGTTCCGAAGCCGCCGAACTGTTCGTTTTCATCAAATAAACCTTCGGTAGTCGTTCCGCCGCCGAATCCGCCTCCACCACCGCCGCCGGATCTTCTAGGTAAGTTTTGTGATGGTTGTCTATCTCTTGCAGCATCAGGAATACGCTTTGGTTTTTTCTTAAACCTCGGTTTTACTTTTTTAGTAGGAGTTTTTTGAATACTAGAAATCTTTCTAATTATCCTTACTCTTTCTTCTCTAGGTAATTCTTCAAACTTATAACCTTCAACGTCTGATTCTATATTGACGAACTTATCGTATTCAGTTATGTATAACTCTATACCTTTAAGCTCTAAAGATGCTTTCAGAGTATTTTCTTTATTTCTTGAAGCAGCTCCTTTATATAAAAATCCTTGATTAAAGATATCTTTCACTGGTTTTTCTAGTATCCATTTTATAGAAGTTCCTTTTAAGTACTTTTCTTTTAATTTTTTCTTAGACGTATCTTTTTTAACTTCTATAATTTTACCGTTTCTGGTATCCTTGATAAAATACCTTATAAAAAACCCTCTATCGTAATCTTCTGGATCTGGGTGTACTTGTTCAGATACTAATTTATCTTCATAAGTAGGAAGGGTTAGGTGAGGTTCTGAATCGTCTTCAAAAATTCTTATGGAATCAGGACTTGGAACATCCCCTGTAAATGTTTCACCATTATATAACTTATGGTAAGAGCCTTCATAAGGTTCACCATTAGGGAGGAGAAATTCTCCTCTCTGTGCCATAAGTCCTTTAATATATTTAAATGCTGGTAGCCACATATCTTATTCTTTTTGATTTGGATCCCATGCCTGGAAGTGCATCCAGTCGTAATTTTTAGCTCTTCCTAAACTATACCATCCGTTCTGTTCAAATATATCAATCATATCTTTATACTCTTTCTTAGAAAATAAAGCATTAGGAGATTTTGTTTTAAGGGCATTTTTAGAAGCGTATAAATCTATAGCAATACCCCATGAGTGCAGACTCCAAGTAGTTCCTCCTCTTTTAGCTCTTTTATTGTACACCCCACTATAAATATTTATACCTAATTTATTTATCCTTTCTGAGCCGTATTTTGCTAATATACCATCAAATGCTCCTCTCAAACTTTGCGCTACATTTCTATGAACCCCGTTGATAGTTGTAACAGGTTTACCGTCGTACTTTAAATTAAACCCTTTAGGAACAGCTACTTTTGCAAAATTAGCTTTATCTCCTGGTTTTCCGTATTTAGCTCTTACGTTTGGTTGAGTGGTACTATCGTCGGCTTCTTGTTCTGCTTCTTTTCTTCTTTTTTCTTTTTGCTGTTTAAGTTTTTCTTGTGCAGCTAAGAAAGAAGGATCAGGTGTTTCAGAAGCAGGTAAATTAAACATTTTTGTGGTAACTTCAGTTGTCCATCTATTATCAGCATTTATCTGATCTGTTAATCCTGTTATAATGAACCCTACCTTATTATGGTATCTTGAAGGAAGAATATTATTCTGTATTCTAAAGGCTTCACCTACTTTTAATCCGCTTATACCATCCATTGTAAAAGAGAGATTTAAAGGAATGATACCACTGTAAGAAGCTTTTTTACCTGTTTGTCTTTTAGTTCTTTGAGAATGTTTATATGCAAGTTTAGTATATTCTCTATGATCAGCAGTAGCGTTTCTAAACGCTTCTCTATCCCACTTCTTTTTAACCGTATATAAGTTATACACATCGATTACCCTTTGTCCGTAATCAATAGCTTTTTCGTTTAATTTCTCTTGATCTGATGCTTCATCATCACTAGCTTTATTTTCTGCAGGTCCTGTGGTTAATTTCTTTTTAAATCTATCTGTAACACCGTCGTTATATCTAGCTATACCGTCTAAGCTCTTATCATCACCAGAAACTGCTGCAGAGATTGCTAACATATTAGTAAGTTCTCCTGATATTTTGGATTCTAATTGGAAGTTAGTTACTAAACTTCCTAAACCAACTAAATCTAAAACACTAAATTTATCCCCACTAGTCTTTTCTGGATCGTAGTAATTTCTGTCTACGACTCTCCATTCATTAACTCTTTTGTCTAAATCTAAATCAAATTTATTTATTCCTCCTAAATTAGAATTAACATCACTAAGTACTTTTTTTACAAATGTAAATACATTAGCGTTAGCATCTGAATTGTCTATTTCAGCATTTGCAAATCCTTCTACTATACTAATTAAATGGTCTACATTTAATAAAATACTATAGGTATTATCAACTTCTCCGTCAGGTCCTCTAGTTTCTCGAGGAGAACTAGTTGCGCCACTGTACATTTCAGAATCTGTAAAATATGCACCTTGTTCTTTTTTTAACTTTAACATACAGATGCCTGGGTTTAGACCTACATGGCCAGGAAATGTAATAAACGTACTTGAAAGTTTTTGTTCGTATCTATCTACTCTAAACGATGTTTCTTTTTCGCCGTCTTCGTTTTCAGGAATAAGTAATCCATTACATAACCCCAACAGTCCACCTAAATTCAAAAATACAAAAGTATTATTATAACTCTCTCCAGGAGTATACTTTGCATCATCTCCTTCAGCAGTTTCTTCTAAACCTACTACATTAAACCCATTACTGCGCATTAAAGTAAATTCCGAATCTTTTATTTCTGCTCCGTTAGGTCCTTTTGCAAATTTATTCATAAACCTAACATTATCTCCTTTTTTCTTAAGTACCTTTAAAGCTTGTAGAAAAGTAATATCTTTCTCTTTACCTGCTTCAGCTTTAACGAATTCTTCGATATTGCTTTTTTTAGAGTTAGGTAGTAATAGATTTAAAGATTCTACGATTTCCCCTTTGGCTTGTATTGATATCGAACAATCAAAGCCACCATCTGAGTTGTATGACCAGCTAAAGTTAATAATCCTACCTAAGAATGCACTATAGTTGTAACTAGTTTGTTTTTCTAAATCTAAAATTTCTGCTTCTAACTCAGATAATTTATTAGATTTCTTTAAATATTTTTCTGCAATAGAATTTTGGAATGTTGATATAGTTCCTTCTTTAGAATCGTAGTATGCTGATGCTCCGTATTCTACTAATACGTTAAAACCAGGTCTAAAGTATAATTTTTCAGCAGCATCAAGCTGTTCTAATGTCCATACTGTAAAGCCTATTTCGGCTTTTTTTAAAGTTCCGTATGCACCTTGTGATTGTACAGTAAAACTGTCAATACCCATCATAGGTCTAAACCCACTTTGAATATCATACGTATAAGCACTATCGTTTTCTAGGAAATTACCTAGAAGTTTTAAACCTTCTCTATTTTTAAACTGTAAGTTACCCTGGTCGTCTTTTCCTTTTTTTAGTACACCACCTTGAAGAATAAAATTAGCTGCTAGCTCTTCTGTTAATTCTTCATCTGCTTGATCTAGTTTTGTATTAACTGAAGATACAACTCTTACCCATGCTCCTTTATTATTTAAGAGCATAGAGTTTTCTATTAACTTATCATTACCTTTTAAGAGTGCTTTTCTAGCTTCTAATTGATTATAAACGCCAGAACTAATCGGTATTCCAAATGCTTTTCCTCCTGACATTATCTTTCATTGTTTAGTTTGTTATATAAGTTGATAACATTAGAAGGGTCTGCTGGTATTCTTATTTGAACACCTGGTTTAACAACTAAAGAGTCTTTTTTAAAATTATTAGCACCTGCTATAATCCACCATAAAGACGCATTATTATAAAACTGTAAAGCTAATGTATCGTACCTATCACCGGCTGTGGTAATAGCGTAAATGTCATCAGAACTTAAAGGGATTTCAGGAAATATAATATTTCTATAATATCTTACTCCTTCAGAGTCTTTTTTTACTTGTATATTTTTATACCTATTCATTATAGTAACGTATTACCTACATTATAAATATACTTCTTATCAAACGTTGTGTTGAAATTGTGTATTGGTTGGAAAGAACACTGAACGTCTAATATATGAGGAAGTTCGGAATCTTCATTCTGTCCACCGAAACTATAATCTGTGTTCCAGCTTAGATTTACGCTTTGGAAAAATCCTGTTTGGTTAATTAAGTAATCTCCTATTGTAACTGTAGCAAAATTACCTCTCATAAAGCTGCTTCCAACATAGGTTGGAGCCATCTGACCTACTAGTAAATTTAATTTATTGTATAAAGGGTCTACCTCTGATCTAGATAAAGCAGCTACTTTAAATCCGAATTGAATAGATCTAGTAAAACCTGAGTATGTGTAGAAATCTTCTGCTCTACCAATATACTTAAATCCATTCCAATCTGCTCCATAATCATCACTAAAAGAATCTAGGAATGCTCTAAAATTTAAATGAGTAACAGTAGGTTCTCCACCTTCACTAGTTTGAGGTGATATAATTTTAAACCTAAATTTAATTAAATCTTGAAATTCCTTTTCTGTTTGTTCATCGATAGAGGTACTATCTTCAATAGAACTAGTTACAGGAGCTTTCGCTGTAATTATATCAAATGCAGATGAAGGATCTGAATAGTTAAATCCTGCATCTTTATTAATAAAGTTTTCATTATTAGAATTAGTAAATGAACCTGTACCGAAATATTCTGATTGGTCAAGTTTTTCGAATGTTCCTAATTCTTGTTTTATATTTTTATTAAGAGCTTCTTTAGTAGTAGTAGCTCTTGAAGGTTCGTTACTAGCAGAAGCAAAATACTCTAAAACTATAGGGCTTCTGTTTTGTTCGAAATCACCAGAAGTCTCTATTTTACCTCTAGTTTCAATAATACCATCTAAAGAGCCAGATACATTTCTCCTAGGTATATTTTTATACTCTATATGTCCTTGTACCCCCGGTAGGTATCCTAATTTACCTGCAAACCCTTTAACTAAATGTGTTCCTGTACCGTTTACTGGTATTTGAGCTAATGTTGAAGCTAATACTTTAGCTGTATTAGCAACACCCCTAATTACATCCCCTGCAAGAGTACCGCCAGTCTGTTGATTACCTTTTAAATCGTACCGATATGACTTTACTCTCTGTTCTACAGTATTTAAAGAAGCTTGATTTGCTGCAAATTTTAAAGCAGCAGGAGTGGATGTAAGTAATTTAGTGATTCTTTTTAAGTCGTCTACTCTTTTGACACCTTCCAATTCGATACCGGACGAACTTGCGCTACCATCTATTGGTTTAGTAACCAAAGGATCTTCAGCTCCAAATTCACCATAAGTCAAAGACTTAAGATTTGTCTGTATATCAATTAACGGCATGGCTAGATATTAGTTTTAATTAACCTGTAATATCTCTAGCTCTATCTTTGATTCCTTTTTCCGGAAGATTGTCCAAATAGTTATTATCAGGTTTTTTACCTTTTAAACTCAATTGAGACTCACGAGCCAGAATATCTGGTTTGTCAGTAATAGAAGAGTTGTAATGTAGAGTGGAAGTATTTTTAGCTCCATCTCTAATAGAAGGTGTTACACCTTTCAATCCTAATACAGAATCTTTTAATTTAGTAAATAATGACATGTTATTAATTTTTATTATAAATAGTTATTAATTGCTTAGTTTAGAGTTAAGTACTAATGTTTCACCTACTTTACTTCCATCTAAGTAAACATCCCCTCCTGCTCTAACTAATCCTATCAATTCCTGTAGTAATGCTTCTACATTACCTCCTAGCTTAGTACCGCCGGCCATAGTAATAGTATCTTTAGCTAAAGGCTTAATAGTAAAATCAGAGACTGGCATTTCTGTTGATCTAGATTTAGATTGTGAAATATCTCTTGCTGCTAAACCTGCATCTATTGCTACAGATGCTGCAGTACCTAATCCTGGTATAGTGCTTGCTGCACCTGATGCTAATTCTAAAGCTGCTCCGGCGTAATCTCCTTTTGCGGCTCTACTTATTGCGAATCCAACCCCAGCTAAAGCCCCAATCAAAGGTATTTTCTTGAGTAGAGACTTCCCAACTGCTTTTGTAGCAGTTTTTCCTACGGTCTTCGCAACATTTTTCCCGGTTGTTTTAGCTACTTGTTTTCCTACATTTTTTGCAGTTTCTTTTCCTCCTAATTTTAAAACACTCTTTAAATTTTTAGCTCCTTTTACTAGGCTACTAAAAGTTTTAACCATGCCTCTCATTTGTTTGAAAAAACTTAAACTACCTAAGGCAGTCATAGCTATCATAATTTTACCAGAATGATCTGATAAGAATGAAAAAACCTTGGCTATTTTATTTAGAGGGTCTCCTAAAGCCTTCACAGATTCTGTCATCTGTTTTTGAAGTTCAGCTTGTGCTTCTGCGGCGGTTTTAGTTTCTAATTGATCTAATAACTCTTGAGCTCCTGCTGTTTGTCTAATTTTAGCTAAAGCGGCTTCCCGTTTCTCTTCGTCTTTAATTAGCATAGCTTTTTCGTACTGTGTACGTACAGCTTCATCTAAAGACTTACTTTGATCGCCACCTAGTTTAGTTATAGCTTCTTGCTTAATTAATGTTTCCGCTAATTCATCTCTAGACATACCCATAGATTTAGCTAGGGCGTTTTGCTGTAGGACGTTTAGTTTGGAAAAATCTGCAGATGTTCCTATATTTTTTGCTAACTCTTGAGCCAATGTTGCTTGATCTCCGGTAAGAGCTGCCATTCTAGCTTTATCTAGATTTAAATCTCTACCTAAGAGTAATTCTGCTTCCATTTCATTAGCAATAGAAGATTCAAAATCTAGTAACGCATCTCCTGAAGCGTTTAACTGTGCAAAGGAAAGTCCTAATTTTCTAGCCTGGAAAGCTGCTTTTCCTATACCTCCAGAGAATTTAGAAGTGGTTAATTGAGTAGCAGCACTTGCTGAAGCCACATCTTTCATTATATCTTGATAAAAGATTTTAGGTCGGTTCCGGTTGCTGCGGTAAATTGAGCAAGGTTAGCAGCTTGTTCAGCCGATACTCCCAGCTTTTTTGTCATAGTAGCAAATGAAACTAATGTATCGTTTGATAGGTCTGCTGTAGTTCCCATAGCGTCAGACATCGCATGTTGAACTTTCAACATATCTTCCCCCACTAGACTTTTAGTAGCGGCGCCTAAAGCTATGAAACGGTCATCAAGAGCATCTGCTTCGGATGCAGATAAGTTTAAGTTACGTTGCATATCAACCATAACTTCATTAGTCCTTACTAGACCTTTACTTATCTTACCTATAGCAAAGGTAGCAGCAAATTTAGCTACTACTCCTCCTAATTGCTTACCGCCTGCAAGCATTGCGTTTCCACCTTCAGCAGCGGCTGAACGAGCAGCGTCGGCAGCTTTTTCAAATTCTCCGAAAACTTTACTCATACCGGGTATGTCTTTGACAAACCCTGCCATTTTGTCGAAGAAGTTAGTCTTACTATTTATTTCATCAGCAGCTTCTGCTACTTCTTGAAAATTTTGTGCTAATCTACCTGCTTCATCTCTGGCGTTTGATAGTTCAGTTAAAGTCTTATTTAATGCCCTTCTTTCTTTCTCTGTTGCAGTTACCCTTGCTTCTGCTAATACTTTAATTTGGGAATCAAGCTCTGCAATTTTTCCTTTTAACCTTTCTTGAGCTCTTGATGCAGTAGATAAAGCTTTTTCGGATTTAAGTTTATCTTTATCTAATCTAGCGATTATTTTAGCTTCTTGCTGTATACCTTTGACTGCGCTGGCAGAATTTTTCATTGCTGAAGCAAAATCATCTCCGCTTTTTGCTGCATCAGAAATATTAGCCACCATACTAGTGAAAGCAGCTTGTGACTGTATAGCATCTTCTCGTAATTCTGCTAATCTTTCACCTGCTTTTTCTAAATTAGCAGCTAACTCTTTTGCTGTTTCGGGATTTGGTATGTTTTTTTCCTCTGCCATTAACTATAGGTATATACTATAAATAGCAAAGGCCTCTTTTATTTAGAAGCCTTTGTAGAGTATGTTGGTTTAATATTTGGTCTTGCTATTTTAGACTTATTAGATGTAGTCGGTTGATTTGCTACTTCGGCATTGGCTAATAAAGTATCCTTAATTTTGTTAAAGGTAAATTTTCTAAGCCATATAGGCATATTGTAAACCTCAGTCCAACTGTACCCTCCGTTACCGTAATATACTATATCGTGTATATTATTAAATACGCTTAATCTATATTCAGGCGTCAGGCCAAAAAAAGTTAAGCCCAATGGGCAAATCTACCTCCTCTCCGCCTTCTTCTTCATTAAGGCTAAATTTCATGTTAACGTCTGGGTTTATTTTGGTATATTCAGCTCTTAGAGCCCTAGCGTCTTTAGCTAATAAGAAATTGTCAACAAAATTTCTAATATCTTTTTGCTCTCTACTGCCATTAACTGATGTGATAATTCTCTTAAGTCTTGTTGTAACTTCAGGAGAAGAATTCTTATTAATTTTCTTAAGTCCTTCTAGCTCTCTTTCAATACTTTTCTCATCACTATGTGTTAGGAGTTTGAAAGTAACTGAGTTGTCAGTGTGTGGAAGATTGAAAGTAAATTCGTTAGTTCCTTCTTTTATTAGTTCAGTATCTAAATACTTTAAATCTAGCTTAGATAAATCTACTGTTTGATTTTCACCTCCATACGTAAATGAATAATCTTTACCGTAAGATAGTACTCTTGCAGCAAACATTATTGCATTCTTATCTCCTACGAGTAGTGAATTATAATCGACGCCTTCTGTTGTAATCAATGATTTTAATAGTCTATCGATTACTGTACCATTTCTGATATAGTTTTGATTAGTTAAGATATCTTCCTCTTTTGCGGTCATATACTTCATTTCTATTTTACCGCTTGCTAGTGGAGAATCTTTTGGGTATAGTAAACCTTTTGAAGGTAATTCTACTGTTTCAGTAGGCAGGTTAAATTTTGATTCCATAAATTTTATTCAGTTATAACTAGTTCTATATATAAATATACGAAGAATCTTTTTTGCAAACAACTATATTATTTAAAAAAATATAAAAAAAGCCTGGCCGAAGCCAAGCTCAAAAAAAATAAACTATTCGATTGGTTTATCTTCTCCCACAAATCTATCCTTGTTCTGAAAGAAACCAATAACCGTAGTAAATACCCCTGCTACTACTAAAATAGCATCCCACAGAGGATCTAGCTGCATTAATAATTCATTAGCTACGTTTGATGCATCGGTTAAACCTAAAGCGGCTAATAGAACACCTAAAGCAGTTAATGTGTGTCTAATTAAAGACTTAGTTTGATTAGTCATGACTAAAAATTTACAAACAAAATTAAATAATATAATTACAAAAAATATAAGTCTCGTATAACAAAAAACCCGGTAAAAACCGGGCCTTAAGTCTTGGTAGGTAATAAAATATTAGTAATTTAGTACGCAGTAGTCCATTGCAACAGTAATTGAGATTTCAACTGCTTCGTCAGAAGTCCAGTCATACTGACCAAAATCACCGTTTGTTAAGATAGCTCCTTTGATGATCCATTCTCCTACGATATCACCAACAGGTCCTAAAATATTTAATGTTAAATCCTTTTTATAAAAATCTGAGTATCCAGCTCTTCCAGTTACTGATTCGTATCCTTGTCTCGCCCATTCCATTACTGCTTGAGCTCCTGAAGGAGTTACTGGATCGTAAAGAGTCATGGTCATATCATCCCATTCTCTTTTTCCTCTGATTTTTCTATATGAATTGATGTGGTCTAGTTTGATAACGTTATCAGTAAAGGTAGGAGCTTTCACATTCTTCACCATGAATGAAGGAATGTTATCGATATACATTACAAACCTGTTCTGTACCTTTGGTTCAAAGGCTTTAAACATTATTTCGTTAGGATCTAATACTGCCATTTTTATTTATGCTTTATTATAAATATCTTGTTTTTAAATTTATCCTGCAAATGTTGCACCAGTTGGTTCAACTGTAAAGTCAAGTACTATAAATTCTGCTGTCTTAGCTGGCTGAATAAAGATTTGACCTACTAATTGATTTCTATCTACAACGTCTGCTGTGTTATTAGTGTCGTCCATTACAACTCTGTAAGCGTAAAGACCTTGTCTTTGTACTACTGATTCTAAGTAAGGATTTACCACTGATAAGAATCTATTTCTAGTTGCTACAGTATTTTGTTCGAATACTAAGTTTCTAGCTTGATCCCCTAAGAATTTCTTAAGTTGAATTAATAATCTTCTTACGTTTACTCTATCTAAAGCTGATGCTTTAGTTTGTAAAGTTTTCTGACCAAATACTGCAATACCTTGTCCAGGGAAAGTAGCGATTGGGTTAACTTTACCGTCATATAGAGAATCTCTTTGAGTTCTTGTTAGCTTTTGTTCTGCTTGAATAACTCCTACAATTCCACCTCTTACTAAACCTGCAGGTGCGAACCAAGGAGCAGTACTGTTATCAGTGAAAGCGTATATTCCAGGAATTACTACTGAAGCTGGAGCCCATACGTTTCTACCAGTTGCAGATACTACTTGTACCCAAGGCCAGTAAGAAGCTGCGTAAGAGCTATTTAATGATGTAGCTGTAGAAGTAATATTGTTTACTGTTGATCCGTAGTTATCTAAATCTACTACTGCGATACAATCTCCTCTTGATTCAGCTAAAGTTACTACACTATTAAGTACTCCTGCTTGATCAGCATTTTCATAAATTAAACCTGGAGCTGATAAGACGTTAAAGATATACTCATCTTTATTGTCTAAGATTGCAATTGCATCTGTGTAGTTACCAGAAGTTAAACCTTGAGAGTTAGTATTTGAAATACTTCCAAAGTAGTTAGCGTTTGCTGGTGCATTATCTCCTGTTGCGTTGTAGAATGAACCAGACTCTACGATTGGAAGAGAAGCTGAGTAAGAAGTACCAGCTGCATCTTCATTTACAGTAGTTCCGTCATTCTGTAAATAGTTAACAGTTGGTAAGTTTACTGCCGATACGTAAATGTAGTTTGATTTGTTTACATAATCACCTACAGTCTTAACGTAAGTCTTGCTTCCGTCAGTAGCTTTTGTTTTATATTGAGTACCGATTACTTTCTCAATGTAGTTACTAGAATTAGGATCTAGAGATAAGTTATTGAAAGTTTCTAATACTACTTTATTATTATGGCTATCGTCCCCTCTTCTAACCAATAATGAAAATGTTCCTTTCGCGTTATCTTTATTAGCGATTTCCCATCTGATATTGTCTGCAGATCCAGAAACTAATGCTCCGTTGCTTCCTGCGATTTCGGCACCGGCATTAGTAAGTGAAGTTGAGTTGTTAAAAATAGCTCCTTTACCTAATGTCTTAAGAACGAAAGGCTGTGTACTGTCTTGCACAGAAGCTGATACGTGAGTTGATGTAGCTTGTGTAAATGATCCTGTTACTACTCTAGTTACTAATACTGAACTACCTCCTTGTTGGAAGTAATTTTTAACAGCAATAGAAGTTAAGAATTCCTGTTTTGTAGATGCTGATACGAAAGTTTCACCAAAGTTACGTACATACTGATTATAAGATGTGACGATTGTTGGTTCTTCTACTGGTCCTTTGACGGTAGGGCCAATAATTGCAGCACCAGCTTCAACTGGAGCAGGTTGGATAAAAGAAATGTCGTTTTCTCTTGCAAATACACCTGGGGAGATGATTGTTTCTGCCATGTTTGGTCTATTTTATTTTAATTTATTATAAATATCAATCAGGAATGTAAAACAGAGTTAATGTTTTTACAATATCTGTCTATAATAAATAGGAAAGGAGGATGTAAAACCCTCCTTCCTTAAAAGTTTGTAGAAGTTTAATTATTTTTCCTCTACAACGGCCTCTTCTGTAGCTGTTTCTGCTACTTCTTCAGACACTGGAGCTTCTGGTGCAGGGATAAATTCTCCCTTCTGTAAGTCAATTGAACCGGCTCCGTAAGATTCTTCTAAACTTTTTACTAAGTCTTGCTCTGCATCTCTTAGTTCGTCTAGGAAAGTGTCAGCTGCTTCTTTTCTCTTCTTAAGATTAATCTCAATTAATGAGATGTTTCCTAATTCGTTAATCAAAGCAGAATTCTTCTGTGAGAGTTCCTGTAACTTGTCAAGCTCTTCTTGAGTTAACTTTTGATTTGCCATAATTACTTTTTAAAATTAATCGATTAATAACTATAATATACGTATAAATATTTTATTAGGCAACTTTTAGCTCAAATATTTTACAACCGAAGTTGGATTTATCTGTTCTGCTAAAGATGCTGAGGCTGCTGTTTCGTATTCTGTTGAAGTACCTTCCATCATAGCTTCCATAGATGCTGTTACCCATCCTACTACTGTATCATTATCTAACGAATCAAAATCTACGAAAGTACCTAAATCCTCTGTTGAGATAATTGTAGTACCGTAAACTGAATTAGAATGGCTTCCAGTAGAAGCAGTACAAGACCAATGAGCGTTATGAATTACGTCATTTTGAGTGTTTACCGGGTCTTGTGCATCTGAATGTGTTGGGTATGTATCCAGAGCGGTAATTGTCCAATTGATAGATATTGCCATGTTTTTCTATTTTGTTATTATATTATAAATATAGGTTAAAATTGATTACTTTCCAACTGAATGTTAAAATTTATTACGGCTCTATGGGTTTTCCCATAAAAAGGTTCTACAGAATGCACTATGTCATAAGGCCATATAAGCAACATTCCTTTTTTAGGTCTTATATAGTGTTTCATTCCTCTTATGTGAAAAGCAAATACTCCACTGTAGGGGTGATCTTTAATAGGTTCACCATCTGATAAATAATACCCTCCTGCAAACATTATAGGTTGAGCTTCGCTGTGGTGCCATCTGCAGTGGTTATGAGCATTATGTCCTCTTCCGGAAGTTGGTTCGTAATACTGTAACCAGCTTTCTGTGATTTCAGGAGTTGAGTTGCACTCTATATTTAAATGCTCTAATAGTTGCTTGAATCCAGCCACAATACGTCTTTTAATTATACTAACGTTTTCATCTTTATAATTTAAAAAATCGTTTGGTGGGGTAAAAAACCTACTCCCTATTGGAGGTAGTTCGTGATTTTCAACCCATTCATCTTGCCTATGATAGTTTATTTCATAAGACTGCTGCCTTTCTGTATCATATACACCTGGGAGTTCTTGTCCCATCCTCTTTTGAGTATCATCTAATACTTCCATTCCTAAGTCGAATACATTATCTGAGATTATATCGTTGTAGATTCTCTTATAAACTGGAATCGGTGCTAGTTGAAATATATTTTCGCTTTCAGTTGATATTAATGGCTTGTTGAAATTCATTGCTTTAAAAATCCTCCATGAAATGGAACATAAAATTCTATTCTTTGTTTTAACTCTTTAGCTAACTGCTCTAGTCTTTGCTGTTTTTCCCAAAACTGCTGCCAATTATCTTCATTACATAAATATTCTTTACCTAATGCTATTCCTTCTACTGGAAGGTACGTTAGTGTAAACTGTACCTTGTCTGCTCCCACGTTATTACCAAATCTTAACATATCTTCTACTTCATGTAAATTTAGTAAATTAATATTATAAGTAACATATGACCAGTCTCTCTTATTTTCAAAGTTATTGACTTTATTAAAATATTTTTCTAAGTTTCGTACTACAGTCTTATAATAGTCAAGTCTTCGTATTTTAATATAAGTTTCAGGAGTAGCAGCATCAATAGAAAATCCCATACATGTTTTAGATGTATATTCGTTTAAGAATAAATCTTGATATTTCTCTCCAAATAAAGTAGCATTACAAAAAGACCAGAAAAAGATTCTATCTTTATGTGTCTTAAAATCTAATTTATCAAATATATCAAATAATCTTCCTTTATAGAATGGTTCTGCAACTCCTAAAATTGATAAAGTATGCAGATGCGGAATGGCTGGTTTGATTAGTTCTAATAATTTATCTGTATTGTCCTTACTATGAGGACCCTCCATGAATGTTGCACTAGAACGAGGGCACATTATGCATGCTGTTTCTGCTGTTGGGTCTAATCCTCCTATATTACACCAGTTACCTGGTAAAGCTAATTCAATATCTCTAGGATACGGATGAAGCTCTACATCTACATTTTTATCTTTATTCGTATGAAACACTGGACATTGTTTACAATTACATGCATCATGTAACCAGTTATTCAATGTAGCTTTACGTACTTCTCTCAACATAGTGCTTTTCATAGCCTCTTCGATGGTAATTCCTTCTGTAAGAAAATTACCGTAGTATGTATTTTGGTGACAGCAGGATTGATATGATCCATCTGCATCAACTTTTAATCTAGTCCAAGGGTATGCACAATATGATTTCATACGTCGTGTCTTAAGTATAAATCTTTAGTTTGTCTTTTATCTATATAGTTTTTTAACACCTTCGGTATACGTTCGTTTCCATATAAAACAACAGGTGAATGCTTGTTTATATACGATTCTAGACTACAATTCATATACTTGTATAAAGCAAACTCTTCTACGTTAGTAGAGATGTTATTTTCTTTACAAATTTTCATCAATTTCTTTCCAATATTAGCATTTCGAGAATAAAAAAAGCCGAAATTTGGTAATACGAAGTATTTAGAAAACACCCAGCTATAATCTACTAAATGTTTATCTATAGCATTTACATACTCATCTAATTTCTTTTCATTTATTCCATTTTTCCTCATCTTTCTAATAGCTTGTTTAGCATAGTTGATTGGGTAGTCACTGTATACAGGACATTGAACTTTATTACCTTTTCTCAAATAGCTTATAAATGTATCATCAATCGGCCTGTCGACAACTATATCCCAATCAAGGAATATGTATTCCTGAAATATTTTATCAGCTAATATAAGAACTTCTAGCTTATGATAAAACTGTAAGTTAAAATCAGTGTATTCATCTGCTGAGTTTACTTTAATAGTTTTATAGTTTAATTCATTAAGAAGTTTAAAATTATTCTCACCCCAGACAAATACCACTTCATCTTCAAATAAAGGTACTCTAGGTATTTCAGCCAATACTTTTTCACTATTCCCCCAAAGTGCTCTAACTATCTTCATTACATGTGTTCTAAGTATTCGTCAATCTCAATTTGAGTTTCAAGATATTCATTAAATTCTTTCTGAAGTCTTGATATTAGCATCTTTTCATTGTACATCTTTTTAGATACCCCTAACATAAACTTTGGAGTATATTTTTGTATATACTCCTCTAATGTACAGTTAGCATATACAAACATAGCATATTCATCCCCACACCCTCTCATACCATGTTCTAATGCTATATCTACCATTTCTCTTCCTATTGTTTTGTTACGGGTATAAAAACAGCCAAAATTAGGACAGATCAACATATTATCTCTTTTCCAAGAGTATTTTCTAAACCCTTCATCACAGGCTATATCTATCTCTGATATGTGAGGTACAAACTCTTTATAACTTTCTAAAGGATCTAGCGCTTGAGCATAAATCGGACACTGTGTTTCTTTTTCTCTGAGATATGAATAAAAAGTACCGTCTAGTGGTCTTAATATTTGACAATCCCAATCTAAGAAGAATATTTCATTATGTTCTTTTAGAGCATAATCAAGCATGAAAATCTTTCTAAGTAATGAATTTGCAGGAACAATTTCTACAGGATCAGGTTCAGTAACAAGTCTAGTCCTATAACCTCTATCTTTTAAAAACTGTTCATTAGCTTCCCCCCATACGTACACTATTTCATTATAAAGAGATACCGGAGGTATTTCAGTATGAGCTTTAACATTATCTCCCCAAAGTGCTCTAATTATCTCCATACTCCCTCCAGTATTTATGAAATCTAGGATGCTGTAGGTATTTTTCAAATCCCATAGCTATGATTTCTTCAAAAAATCCTCTAATTTGAGCTTTCTTATATTCAGGATTAAATTTAAAATGTATCTTATCGATCCATACGTGATACCAATCTAAACCCTCTTTATCTTCGTTTATAAAGTCTTTATACTCTACAGCAGGGTAGTACCAAGATTCACTAATACCTTTATATCTAGTTTCCGGTGTACCGTAATTAAGACCAGCTAAAAATACTTTATCCGTTAATGTTTGTACTTTATAATCATTCTGACGTATTACATGTCCGAGAATACCTTGATCAGTTAAAAGCCAAAACCATTCTGGAACTTCTTCTCCGTTTGTAGTGACTAGTTTTTTGTGTAAGTCGTGGTATTCTTTTATTACCCTAGGGTCTTTAAAATAAAGAAAGGAAGTATTAGGAGAAAGGTCATCTACATGATAATCTTCTATCCAGTCAACATGTTTTATATCTCTATCCCATCTTTCTTTATCAAAATAATAGTATCCTCTAGGAATTTCCCAATGAGTAATAGTTATATCTCTATCAAAAATATATTCTGGTAGTTTTGTTCTTATAATCATGTCTTGATCTAAGAAAACAAAGGGATCTAATTGATTAGCCAATACTTTAATTTTACCGCTAGTCCAAAAATAAGCAGGATCTACATTAGACCTAGAATATCCATTGAGAAATTTAATATTTACCTCATCGTATATATCTAATATACCTAACTGTTGGTAGAATGCTGCTCCTATTGAATCAGTATACAGTGATATTGGACCGTTCTTTTTCCAATGCAAAGCTGATAAGATAGTGTAAAGCACCTGATAGTCAGGTTGCTCGTAAGTTTTAGAAGCTAACTGTCTAGTACTTTCAAAACCATACCCTCTTAAACGGTGCTTATGAAAATAAGGTTTTGTCCAATTTACATGAATACCTTTCATTAAGTTACTTTTATATAAACCCAATCTTTTAATTCAGTACCGTGCTTACTTATTAAATTAACAAACTTTATCCATTTAATATCTAAACCTTTTTCTATGCATGGGTTATGCCTAGTTTCTGCGTACTTTATTTTATCACGAGTTCGTGTGGCAAATTCTTTTTTTTCATTATTTTCCCAAACCTGTTGAAGTACGCTACCTAACATCATTTGATCTAATCTGCCTCTGTTTTGAATAATTAAATTAGACTTAGGAGAAAGTACCTTTAACCCTGACAGCTCTATGGCAACATCTGCTGCATATTTAATCGGGTGTATAAATTCTAAAAGTTTTTGAGCTGATTCTCTATGAACTTGATATGCATGAGCTGAATAATGAGGTGTAAGGAGATTAGGTCTATAGATATGTTTCCATTCTGTCTTATTACTACCTAAGTTATTATCATCTTGTCGCCCCCAGAAAAAAACATCATAATTACTCTTTTTAATATTATTAGTTAGTTCATCTAAATTATCTATTGCACAAAATCTATAAAAGTCTTCTGTAAACGTAATATCATCTTCAACTATTAGACACGTCTCATATTTAGAAGCTAAAAAAGTCTCTAATGCTTGTTTATGAGATAGAGCACATGCATAGATATTTTTTGTCAAACCTCCATAAGGATCAATAAAAGATGTATGGATAATCTTAGCATTAGCTAAAGATGCTAAACTGGGGAGATCTTTTCCATCGACTGCTGTTAGGAATTCATAATTAGCAATTCCGTGTCGATCAAATAATTCTTCTAATGCCTGTTTGCGAGTATCATCACTCTCTAAATTAATGATGTATATTACATCAACTCCTAAGTCCATAACTATATTTTTATTTAAACGTCTAAAAGACTGGAACTCGGTATGTAATCACTTAACATACCTTTTAAATGTACATAGCAGTCTGAGTAAATATCTGATATAGAATCTAATTGTATTGGGTTACCGGTATAGGTAGAGGAACTAAGATGGGTCCATTCAGAACTTGATATCCAACGTGTTTCTACTACTTCATTACCATCTTCATCAAAATCAACTATTTCTTGACTAGATGATACCCAGACATTCCCCCAATGTTCTCGAACATAAGAACCTGTTGTTGAGCTAGTAAGAGGAAATTGAATAAACTCTGCTAATTCAACAGAACCTGTTATTGACCCAGATTCATATTCCATATCTCTTAAAGGAATTGTATAGGGTTGAGCAAATTCATCTTGATATAAATACTTTCTAGATTTAAGTGCATCAGAAGAATTTAAATAAATAACAGGTCAGTTTTTAAAGTTCCTTCAATTTGTATAGCCATTTTAGTATTTTATTATAAATATAAGAATTATAAATTAAATCTCCTACTATAAGAACGGTAATTGATACTCACCTCATTAGCAGATAGATCTGAAGAGTATATTTTGACCACAGGATATGTACCTTCTCCATATCCTCCATTACTTCCGCCGAATGCAATATTACCTCCAATCTTTATATTACCCGTGTTATCAACTGTAGTTCCTACATTAGTGTTTGTTTCTTGACTTACCTGTTCACCGTTTATATACATTATGGCTTGGCTAGTACCGTCCCATGTACCGACTAAATGGTAATGTTTATCTCTAGTGATATAGCCCCCTGGGTTAAATGTATTACCTCCTGATCTAATCCAGAAATACACACTATTATTAGCGCCACCTCTCATTAATCCCCATGATCCTGCATAGCTTCCTCTTCCTACAATACCTAACCCTGAGCCTTGGTTATACCATGTAGCACCGGAGGGTATGTATACTATTGCTTCAACAGAAAATGGTTGTGCCCAAGAAGAAGGAAAGGTCCCTGGGTTTACATTTATTACATCATCAGTTCCGTCAAAAGTTGGTAATCCAGAGGAATTAAAAGATATAGTAGAAGTCTGTATATCTGTTCTCCTGGTAAGGTCTATTAAGCTTTTAGTAGTAGACCTAGTTGTACCTGTTTGTACGTAAGGTACCGGTCTATCCCCGATCACTACTTGCGGTGCTGCCCACATGAAGAACCCAGAAAATGATCCATCTGTTACTCCGTTTCGTCTAGGATATATTAAAAATCTTACATTATCGTCTGCTGTTGCTTTTTTGGCAATTCTCTGCCAGGTACCTTTTTTAGTTAAATCATATTCAGCATTAAATCCACTTACAGTTGATTCTCCTCCTGCTTCTTGTTCAATCACAGCAGGTATTGCAGTAACATTACAATCTGGTGATGCATAAGTCCAAAATGATACGGTATGAGTAGAACCATTTGTAGTAGCAATGTCTCTTAACATATAACCATAAGAATTGCCACTCCAACTACTACTCAACGCTCCAGAAGTAAATTTGAAAACTTTACCCAAATACTTTCCTCTAGGGCCTTTGACGCCGGGATGAGTGTATGTAGAATTTACTACCCACCTACGTCCATTCCAAAAGTGTGCAGTTCTGTTTCCTCTTAAGGATTGAGTATTATCCATACTATCCCATAGATTAGCTTTAGGTTCTCCTCTATAAAACCTTCTACGTGTAGATCTAGTTTCTTCTTTAGGGTTAACCTGTTGGCCGGAATCATATCCAAAAAAAAGATCTGATTTTTTATTATGCGGTCCTGAATACATTATATATCGAATCTTTGTTTATATGTTAAATAATTCTCTTTAATCTGTTCTGGGGTTAGTGGAGTGTTGTATATTCTTACTACCGGTACAGTAATATCGGTATACCTGTCGTTAGAGTATGCCCTTCCTACTGTCAACCTAGGAGAACTACCTAAGTTAAAAGCAGGCACAGATGTTTTAGTTTGTTTTAGGTCTCCGTTTATATACATCTTAAGATTACCATTACCATCATACGTTCCTACACAATGGTAATATTGATTGTTAGTTAACGTCTCTGCAGATGTAATATAATCAGAAGAATCAAAATAGTCTAAAGCTATATTTGTCACTGCACCGGTACTTCTAAATTCAAAAAAAGGTGTATTAGCTCCTGAAGGTTTTATATTAAAAAATGTTCTCCAAGCACCGGGAGTACTCTCTCTTCTCAAGACTCCTTCAATGGTGCACCCTCCATCTAAATCAACACCTGTTAAAGAAGTTAAAATATAATCATCTGTACCATCGAATGTAATACCGTCTGAGTTGTATGAAGTATTATTAGTGTTTATAGAAGCATTTTTAGATAAATCTAGTAAATTTTCAGTAGTAAGTCTTACACCGTGGTTACCGGATCTATTTTGAAGTAACGGAACGTAGGCTGAAGGGTAGTCGGTAATTAATTCTATCTGTACGTCCGAAATTTTAATTGTAGTAGGAGCTCCGTTAGGTCCTAAAGAATGACCGTACATGTATATAGTTTCGTAATCTCTGGTTAGATCATGGTTTGACGATACAGTATAAACATGGTAAACTCTTTGCCAAGTACCTGGTTCAGTATTCTTACTGGTAGCTGACCCACCTGATAAACCATCCCAAAAGTTATTGCTTCCTGAAGAATTTTTACAGTATACACCAACATGTACTGCCTTATTGATATTATTAGTCCATTGGTCCCAAGAAATTACATACTTATCCCCGGTCGATACTCCATGGGTAGACCAAGCAGCGGTATCTATAGAAAAAGATTTAGCTTTCCAATTACTATCAAAAGCTTCCATCACAACAACAGGTTTTTTTAGTATATCGTCGTACTGCCAATGAGCATGGTACGTATTTGCGTAGTCTGTTACCCCTGTGTTGACATATCCGGTAATTTCATTACCTGCGGCATTATAAGCTCGTATAGCGTTAGGGTGTTTTTGTTGCCAAGTTCCGCTAGTAGTTTGAACATAGGGAGTATAACTTGGCTGAGCAACTGCGTTATAGTATGCTGCTCTATTTTCTACACTTGCTCCTCCTCTACCTTTTGAAAATCTAGCATTATTAGAAAGTACTATGTAGTTCCCTTCTACATATCCTGTATCAAAGCCAAAAACTAATCCTTCATTTACATTATTTGGTCCTGCTGCTACTCCCATTATAATCCGAATCTTGATTTAGTTGCGTTAAAATTTTGTAAAGCTTCTGCTGCTGATAAAACTTTGCTATACTTTCTAAAAATACCTACATCTCCATCAATAGCATGTCCTGTGTTACCGCTCCAACCTGAACCGTAAAAATATAAGGTCATTATACCTAGAGGAAGTTGACTATTTCCTGATGAAATTACTGATGAGGTAATGTTATGAGAAATTGAATTTGTTGATGTACCGTCAAAATAGTACCCCATAGTAGCTGAATTAGCCCAAACTATCAATTGATGCCAGTTTCCATCATTAACTGTTGGTAATCCAATAGAAGCTGACGATCCGGCTAGAAGAGCAAATGTGTTAGGGTAGACGGATATGTTATACTGCCCACTTCCATTCCAAGGTTTTGATATTATTCTTCCGCTTCCATCTGTTGTTTTAACCCATATTTCTAAACACAGTATACTACTACCTACGGAACCATCATGTGTCCAGGCATGGTCATTGTTTGGACCTGCTATAGTTACATAATCATTAGATCCATCAAAAACCATAATACCGTTATCAATACTGGAGTATGTTACACCGTTAGTAAGAGTGCCGTTGGTACTGCTCTCACTTAAATCATACCAAGTGGTTCCAGTACCGGGATAAGATCTAGAAGATGCAGGATCTAGAGCTAAGACAAGCCCATCTGTTACTATGTTCGGTCCTCTTAATATTCCCATTACTTCTCATTTTGTAACTTATTAACAATAGCTTTGAGTTCATTTATACCTTCGATGAGTAAAGCTGTTAATTTTTCATATTTTACTGCTTTAGTCCCATCATCTCTAGTATTTACTATGTTCGGTAGTACCTGTTCTACTTCTTGAGCGACAACTCCAACATCTTTAGTACCCTCTTGATAAGTAGTTTGTTTATCATTCCATACAAATTCATATCCAGATAATTGTTTAATTTTTTCTACAGGATTACCTATACGAATTAAATTATTTTTAAATTTCTTATCTGAGGAAGAATATGCAATAACATCTGCTTTTGCTCTTATATTACCACTAGCATCAATACCTGCAACTTCAGTTGTACTATTCTGGAATACAAAACCTCTGTTTGTACCTCCTGACATTCTGAAATACATATTATAATCTGAGGTGGTTTCTCCAGGTACTCTACCGCCCCAAGTACTATGAGTAGCTGAGGACATCCATATTTTATAGTTATTACTATCCCAAAATCTTAATCCTCTTCCGTCTGAAGAGTCTATCCTGATGTCTACATTATTACCATCATTTCTACGTAAATATCTAGTGTTAGATTCACTTTCAGTATAGTATCTACCATCGTGGGTATGACTATCATTAGCTACAGCAGCTGTTAAAGTAACATTTGCAGAACCATCAATACTTACATTACCTGATAGATCACCTCCTAAAGTAATTGTTCTAGCTGTTGTCCATTTATCTGCATTTGGATGATAATTATCTGCAAATACTCTTTGACCAGTACCCCATGTAGTGCTATTCCAACCTGCTTTCCAAATATACATTTTAGGATCTCCTTCTCCAGAATCTTTATGA